CATGTCGGTGCTTTCTTTGTTTGTTAACTGTATGTCATTTGCAGGTCAAGAGATGTGTGAATGCTCCACCCACCAGATTGCCCAACCTGGTTCCCTTTGCACTCATTAGCCGATTATGTTTACGGCTCGCCTCGGCGCTTTGCCCGTTTCATTTCGTCTTGCATGATTCGGGGCGCGCCGATCTACCCGCGTTACCGCGACCTCTACCCGACCAGACGCGACTCTGATAGGTGCTTGCTACTAGCCGATTGTTTACATTCTTGGATTGCTTAACGTGTACAAGATGTACTCCATGTCGCTGGGCTTCCACACAGCTGCATGACATCCTGCAAGTTCGCAAGCATTTAACCAGATCTTTTGCCCAGGCGTTGTCTTACCCTTTTCTGCTTTCAACTCAATCACTAACGGCCGACCGCCTTGGAATGGGTGCACCATGAACAAATCAGGGAACCCCACATCGCCTTGCACGTTGGTCATCCAGCGTCCTCGAGTGTTTTGTGCCGGCAGATCATGATGCACTAACCAGCCGTAACGCTTAGCAATGCTGATTACCACATCCTTGAAGTCGGCTTCGCTAATTTTTGGGTCTAGTTTCATTACAGCGATGCCATGTATGTCTTGTCTGCAAGGTGCTTGATTGCCCAACGCACGTATTGCCTTGCTTCATGCTGTTCTGGGTCAACCATGCTGTTGTACACGCTCTGTAAGCGCTCAATGTTTGTGATCAGTTCTTCCAATGTCATTTCAGTACCTCAATGATTTTGCTTGCTTCATGTGATTTCAACAGCTCTAACACCGCTTCGTCGCTGTTCAGTTCGCGCTGGATTAACTCCAACAGTCGAAGATCGTCGTAACCGCCGTCCTTGGCCAGTTTCTTGATGTAGCCAATCTGCTTGGGTGTGGCAAATGCGCCAGAGGGTGTGTGCACTTGCGGTTGAGGTGGTGTAGTTAGGCGCTCAACCTTTTGCATCTCGTTGCGTGACGGTCTAGGGCCACTAGCAGGCGCCTGTAACGGGCAGTTGGCAATGGCGCGACCAATCGCGCTTGTTTCACAGTTTTCTACAAATGACGTGGCATTGACACCGCGGTCGCTTTTGATTTCTTCTGCGTAACCCGTAGCGACTGGCACTTTGTCGTCTTTGTCGGCGTACAGTTCGCAGTAAAACACGCAAGCGTCGCCTGTGTAGTTCATCATGCAGGTGTACACGCGCCCGTTCGGATATGCAGCCCACCAACGGACTAGACGCGATTCGACTGTTTCGTAGTTGCTTAGATCAAAGCCCATTAGATGCCTGCCCAGACGCTTAGACGTTGTGCATGATCATGCGCGCCACCGCGCTGTGCGTATGCCAGTTCACCTGTGTTGCGGATAATGCCACGACGTGCAGCTGCGTTTAACCGTCCTGCGATGCCCTTAGTAACAGGGAACTGGTCGCCCAGGTGTTGCCAAATGTCGTCAGATGTAAAGAACCCTTTTGTGCGTGCAACATGCAAAATTGCTGCATCAACTTTGTTTTGTTCGTCGCGTGTCCAACGCGCATCAGCAGACGACTGTGACGCCAACATCCCTTGAACAAATGGCGCAAGTTTTCTTGCCGGCACACGGCCGTCACACACGAAATGTGTTTTGCCTTGTATGTCTGGGTAGGCGATTGAGCCTTTGCAAATTATGCAGGTTTTCATGGTCGGAATCTCCCTTGTCGGTTAGGAATGTGCTTGTAATGCTTTTATTGCTAAGTCGAGTGTAGTCACATCGTAAAGCGGCATTGGGTCTTCTAATGACAACTGGTTTTTCATTGTCTTTAGACGTTGGATGATGCTTGCGTGTGGGTTTGTGCTGACGTTTGCAATTTCATCAATCAAATTAAAAATTGCCATGCTGTGGTTAACCATTTCTGTGCGTTCCAATACCATTTTTCGGGTTTCTTCTGTAAGTTCGCCTTGATTCCATGCGCTACCTTCGCTCATTTTGTTGCACTCCATGGCCCCCAGCCGTAACCGTGTTTGTCAACGCCGTAATTGTAAATTGCTAACGCTGCGCGCAAATTAACATCAGCCTGTAACAAGTTTTCTGCGCTTGTAATAATCCCCGCATCAATAAGCCATGGTGTCCAAAAGCCGTTGATCTGCATAAGCCCACGCGACCCACCGTTTGGGTCGTCGCTGTTGACCGCGTTTGGTATGCAACGCGATTCACGGAACATTACAGATTCGAGCACGGTGCGTTGATCGGCAGGCCAACCAAGGTTTACCGCGAGCGCGCTGAACTGCTCACAAGCCGACGTGTACGGGTCAATGTAAATCGTGGACGACGTGCTGGATGTGGTGGTGCTCGGTTCCAGCAAATATGGCGCTAGGGCAATAGTCCCAGACGGGCTACCAGACGCGTCAGGAGCGCCTACAGCGACCGTAAAGCCAAAGACGGTACAAAGTACTAGCCCTATGATTTTCTCTGCAAAATAGTTCATCGTTTCTCCAAAGGTATGGGCACGCCCCAACTAGATGCGTGCGATCTGAATGCGATTTGTCCCATAAGGAACTTGCCCGACTCTGGGCTAGAAAATATCTGCACCAAGATTTCTTGGCCGTTGTCCATCACTCCTGTATAGACGCTGTAATCAACTATCTGTGGGTCAGTCATTGCCTGTCCTTTTGTCGGTACTCCGACCCTAGAACATAGATTAAGCCTTGGGTGGGATTTCCCCGAAAACCTTTAAGAATGCGGCTTTTACAAAGATTACCGAGTCGGCGGCCTGTGGTGTGATCTCGATGTGGAACCAATCGCCACCAGGTGCGCCGTGGATTGTTGGCTTGCTGTATTTTTTCCATGCTTGACGATCACAGCGCCATGCGCGCCCGTACGGCCTAGGGAAATAGTCGAGTATGCATTCAACGCCGAGCGTGTTTGCGTTAGCCACGACAACGTCAATAAACGACACCGCGCCTTTACGGTTGGCTTGTGGTCGTCTTTCGCTTTTGCGATACGACAAGTCAACAGCTCTGCCCGTGGCATGAACTGACAATGAGCCAGTTTTGCCACGCATGTCGCGCACACCCCAAGACCCGTTATTCCAAACAGCGTTATTCGATGCGACGATTGCTTGCTTTATCCATTCATTCATGCCGGCACGTGGGCCAGCGGATGCGCCGTCGCTGTTACCTGTGTATGGCCGTGCGTTCGGATTAGCTTTGGCTGTTGCCACGCCCAAACGCCTGATCGTTTTTGTTTACCCAGCGCATCAATGGTGGGATGATTGCTGCAATTGCGCCTTTTGCATAGTCACGTGGGTCTGTTGCGCCAGTCGAGTAAACGGCAATAAGTGCGCCAATAAATGAGCGCGCATAACTGGCGAGCATTGCTTTGTCTTTATTGGTGATTTTCAACATGGTGATCAATCTTTTGTTCTATTCGACCAAGGACTTGGTGAACTTTGCCGTGGTCTTTTTTGTTGTCGCTGCCGATCTTGCCGATGAGTGCCACCAATACAAGGAAACAACCACCGATGATAGAAACCACAATTTCAGTTGCCATTTCATGCTTCGATCGGCGGTTGCACAATGTAAACAGGTGGCACAAAATCTTTGGTTTTTGCGTCATACGTGTAACCGACCCCCGCATAAGTTTTGCCTTCAACGTCAACAAATGTTTCAACATATGTACCCGAATAACGGTCTGGGTTTTCATCCAAAAATTGGCGGGTTACAACATGAACCGCAATAACAATGTTGTTTGTATCAATTTCTGCGAAATACTGTGGAACGCTCATACCTTGAACCTCACATAAACAATTCCAGAACCGCCTGCACCACCGCTCGACGATGCTGTGCTTCCTGCACCACCACCACCGCCACCCGTGTTTGCTCCTGCCGCGTTACCTGCAGCTGTACCGCCTGCACCGCCAACACCCGAACCACCAGCACCAGGTGATGTGCCAGACCCACCGCCGCCACCGCCAGCCTTAAACAATGCGCTACCGCCAATAAATGCGCTTACGTCGTAACCTGCGCCACCAGCACCGCCAGTTGTTGTTACTGCGGCTGCGCCTACTGCTGTAGCACCGCCACCACCGCCACCAGCCTGATTGCTTGAAGTTGCACCGTTACCACCCGATGAACCAATAATCGTTGGAAATAATGATGCTTGACCAGTTGCGTATGGTGCGCCTGCACCACCACCGCCGCCACCACCACTTGAGCCGGCATAACCAACCACGTTCGCTACGCCCGCATTTGTCCAACCGCCAAAACCGCCCCCAATAGTACTGAAACTGCGCGCTGTGTTATTGATTGATGAACCTGCGCCGTTTGTTCCTGCTGCGCTTGTCGTTGCACCTGTTCCGCCAGCACCGATGTCAATAGCAAATGTCGCTGCGTCAAGGTAAACGGTTTGGATAACTATTCCGCCTGCACCACCACCGCCGCCGTTGTAATTCGATAGCAATGATGAACCACCACCGCCACCACCGCCAACTAGGCAAATGTCAAATAATCCTGCTTTGCTTACCGTCAAGTTTGCATCGCTTGTGAATGACAACAAAGTGTAATTGACGCCACCGACCGTAATGCTTGAAGATGAGCCACCTGTTGCGGTGCCGTAACTTACACCGCCATTAGGAAAAAAAGTTGCAGCACTAGCACTTGTGAATAAAAGCGTGCCACCCCCGTATTGTGCCAATGCTAAAGAACCTGATGTTGTAACTGTTGCTGTTCCTGCGGTGATTGTGCATGTTCCTGTGCCCAGGTTGTAAATGTAAACCGATTGACCAGCACTAAAAACTGATGCATCTACGGTAATTGTGGTTGCACTTGCCGAGGTCATTTGGACTCGTTTGCCAGAATCGCTTGCTACCAAAACATAACTGGCCGTTTGCGCGTTTATAGGCAATTCGGTAATTGCGTTGAGCTGTGCAGCGGTTAGTACGTTGCCAGCAACAAATGGGAAGGGTGTAGCCATAGTGCTCCTATCCTAAGACATTTTCTGCGTCAAGTACGCCATAGATCAGGTCGTCCAAAATCAGCTCGTAAACGATTGTGGTTGGTGCGGTGCTGTACAGGATGCTGTGACCCGTGCTGAAGTCCAATCGGTGCTCGATACCCTCAACCGACAACTCTTGGGCCAACTGGGTCGTGCCGGTACCGCTTGGAAACGTTTTTTCAATGCTGATCGTGTCGCCAATATCAACTGTCGCCAGCGTGTCCTTTTGGGCTGTGGTCAGCATTAGATATTTGGTTGCCACGGACGTGTAGCGCGGTTCAGGCTCTGGGTTAAGCAAGTATTCGGCAGCGGCTTGAATCTCGGCGGCGTCATGCAACAGGCTGTTTGTGATGCTTGACGTTTGGATGAAATATGTGGCAATTGAACCAGCATCCGTTGCGGTGTAACTATCCCCGTCTAAACCTGTAACGACCGATCTATTTATTACCGAGTCAGCCTCAAAACTGATGCCGACCCCGTCAAACTTGTACCCTGTGCCGTCGTCCTTAAACTCTGCCATAGGCGCGCTCAAAGTTGTTCCAATGCGCTCTTGGAATGTCAGCACGCCAGACCGTGACATAAACAGACGGCCGAACTCGGCGGTGTCATTGATTTGGGTTAGGTATTGCAGCACGTTTGTTCCTGCCGGCACGGTGTAGGCGCTGTCGTGACCAAGGTTTACGGTGCCTGTGGCGATGCTTCGAGAGCCTGCTGGAAAATCTACTTCTGGCAGGTCTAGGACTGTTTCGATGCGTTCGCCTGATGTCTCTGGGTCAACGTTCAATGTATCTAGATAGGTTTGTGCAAGTAGGTAGAACTGGTCAGCGCAATACACGGTGACGGTGTCTAGTCCGCCGAGCGCAAAGTTGTAGTCATAGTTGACGACATAACCGCTAAACAATGATTCGGGCACATTGGTGTTGCTGTAACGGATGAGCTGTACGGCGCGCAATGGGGCAAGCCCAGGCTTTGCTTGCGGGGTGTCGTAATAAGGGCTGTTTTGGTCAAACGGGTTAAATATCCCGTCCACGTCCTGAATGGTAAATGTCATGGTGCCAGCGCTGAACTGATCGCCTACATCGCGGCGACCGCGGCGCACGTTGATGCTGATAGTTGAGTCCATGACGTCAGCGAATTCGGTTGTGCCGTCTAGCACATAGTTGCTTGGTATGTAACTGCTGGTTAATCCCCATGTGGCGGTGCTGGTTGAAGCGTTTGCTGTTCCGTTCCAAGCCTGTTCTGTGAGCGTGTAACCCGTATAGGTGTCAGCATAAGTACCATCAAAATACGGGAGCAAAGTTGAACCTGTTTCAATTAGCCAAGAATCATAAAGCAGAACATCACCTATAACGCTTGTATCTGTTGTAGTTCTCATGTTTATTGCACCCGTGCCTGCTGGCGATGTTCCTGTAACAGATAGGCGTGTCCAGCCCATCGCAGAAGTTACAAGAACCGCAGTACTATTTGAGTCGCTTATAACTGAGCCACCTGTTACTGCTGTGTGATAGCGCATTTGTACAATAACGGAAACAGGGTCTTTCCCTGCTGGAACTTTTACATAAACCGACAAAGTGTTAGTGACACCTGCGGTCATTGGCACACGGCTTCCACTTGGGGTGAAAATAGACAATGAACCAGTTGCACTTGTAACTTCGGCTTTTAAGCAAGCGGTTCCAATATACGAGTCAGTTGTAATTCTCGTAATTGTGTTACCACCATCAGCAGACCAAAAACTTGCATTCGTTTCGTAATTAGGATTTTGTGCGAGGTTGGTGCGTGTTGTTGTGGTGGTGTAACCAGCCAACACACCCTTCAACGCGTCATCTAAAATAAACGCGTCAACCTGAAAACCCGTGGCAATCTTCAGGTCATAGTTGCCTGAATTGACTACGGCTGTGCCTGGCATTACGCCACCTGTAACTGCAACGGCCCAGCGCTACGCGAATAAGCGCGCAAAGCATTAACGACCGACTCACCAATCTCGGCGCTTGTGGCAAGTCCGCCTGTAACGTTAATTGTTATTCCGCCGCCTGTTTGCATGCGGTCTAATGGCACGACTGCTTCTGGGCCTGCTTCACCGATCAGCGCAAGGGTAGGGCTTGACACAATGCCACCTTCGGCCATGCGCGGTAAGTTCATACGGCTAGCGACCTGTGTTGCTGTGCCACCAAGTGACGGCAAATTGACATGCTGAATGGTCTTAATATCTGGCGCAATTGGTATGGCGTTGTAAGCGCGAATGATGCCGTTAACCATCATGATTGCACCGTTGACCACCGACTCGAATGCGCCGAGTATGCCGTTAATAATTGCGTTGACGCCTGTGCGAAACCACTCAAACTTGTTGTATGCCACGACTAGCGCGGCGACCAATAAAGCAACGCCTGCAGCGATCAGGGCAAACGGGTTAAGTGCCATAGCAATGTTTGTTGCCACGATCGCAGCTGCGACTAAACCGATAGCGCCAGCAATAGCCACAAACGCCTGCGGATTGTCTTGAGCCCACATAGCAAACTTGTTCAAGATTGGAAGCACGGCCTCGACTACTGGCAACAGCGCCGCACCAATTGACTCTTTGGTTTCTCCAATAGAGTTAGACAAGATTTTCATTTTTCCTGCAGCGGTGTCTGCTGCGGTTGCGGTTGCTCCGCCAAACGTACCGCCAAGCACGTCCATGACTTCGTTTAGGCTTGCGCCTTCTTTGATCATTGTTGCCATTTCTGGGGTTAATGATCGGAGCGCCTTAAAGTTGCCCTGGTATGCCTTGGCAAGCGCGTCAGCAACGGTGCTTGAATCCATTTGCAACGCTGTACTGATGTCCATGACCAGATTCATGTCTTTCATGGCAAGGTCAACATCTTTTGTACCGCGCACCAAAGCCTCAAGACTCTTGCGATACTCGGTGTCAGCAATGCCAGACGCTCGAGACATAGCGCTGATCTGATCTTCAATCTGTGCGGTCTGCGCGGCTCCCGCGCCAGTCACATTCTGCAAAGTAAGCGCTAACGCCGCCTGCTCCTGCTGATCTTCCATCGCGGCCTTAGTTGCGTCGCCAAGCGCCAACGCCAAACCACCAAGCGCCGCAGCTGCCGGCACCGCCGCTTTCTTAATAGCAAACTGCGCTTTCTCTGACGTAGTTTCCAGTTGCTTAAATTGGGCAATAGCTTTCTTAATCCCTTTGCCGTCAAACTCTGAAATGATCGGGATATTGATTGCCATTATGCGGTCTCTCTGTTCGCTTCTTCCATGACGCGCTTGACCAGTTGTTCCATCTCGGACATGACATCACTTTG